TCGTCTGCGATCCTCAAGTTCGAGGGGATCAAAGGGTGAACTGGCAAACTTTTCGGAAAACCGGGCAATCTGGGTCTGTGTGCAGTTATCGCGGCGTAAACGGTGTTTCGCAGATTTCCGCCACTTTCTCGACTTTCGAGCGGAAAACCGCGCCGAATGATCCCAACGACTTAGCGCGTCACGGGAAAACCAATTTGGCGGGGTGCGAGGCATGATCTGCGCTCGACCGCTCGAGGTGACGCGCTTCGACAGGATCGAACTCGCTATGGCGTTGAGCTTTAGTGAGCGCGCGAACGGCTGGCCTGTTGGTCCTTTGGTGCAGGGGCGTGCTTGGTCCTGTGCGACCCCTACGGTGCAGATCGTCCAGCAACCGCACATCAAGGGCGCGCGGCGGTACCTCGTCCTGACGCTCTTTCCGTTCCGCCACACTGACAAGCGCTATCCTGCTTCGCCGCTGCTGACACTGCACAAGGCACGTCGGCTCGCGTTCGCCCGGTTGTGGCACCTGGCAGGCGCTGAGCAGGTCCAGTTGGGTCGCGGGCCGGGGATCGAGCTTGCCCGTGGCGGCAAGTATATCGGCCTAGAGGTGCCGTTGTGAGTGCGCTTCGCGAAGCCGCGCTGGCCTATGCCGCGCGCGGTTGGCCGGTATTTCCATGTAACCCGCGCGATAAAACGCCGCTGGTGAAGGCTGATCGCGACGCGGCAAACAAGCCGATCAAGGGCACGGGCGGCGTGAAGCGCGCCACTACCGATGCGGAACAGATCCTCGCGTGGTGGATGCAATGGCCTACCGCGATGATCGGTCTGGCGATGGGCGACAACGCGCTTTTCGCGCTCGACTTCGATCCTCGCTGCGATGAAGCGACCGGCGAGGAATGGACGCTCGACCGCCTAAAGAGCGAGTTGGAGACGCAGATCGCAGCCAGCCTGCCTGCATCCTTGGCGGTGAGGACGCCTAGCGGTGGGGTCCACGTCTATTTTCCGCAGCCTGCAGAAGGCGAGGCGATCCGCAACCGAGGCAACTTGCCGAAGCACGTCGATGTGCGCGGTGTCGGTGGGTACGTCATCGCGCCGCCAAGTCGGATGGCAGATGGGCGCGAATACCGTTGGCTTCGAGGCGACGCGGACGCGCCCATCGTCGCCGCGCCGGCTTCGCTCATCGAGGTTCTGCAAACCCGCAAGGCCGCAACCCCCCGTGGCACGCCTGAACAGGGGAGTGGGGTTGAGCGGTACGCGCTGGCGGCGCTCGATCGTGAGTGTGCCGACATTCGCGGAGCCGAGCGGGGCAAGCGGCAGGATGCGCTAAACCGAGGCGCGTTCAGTGTCGCGCAGCTAGTGTCGGCCGGCGCGCTTGCCGAGCAGTCATCGCGCATGGCGGTGATGGCAGCCGCGCTCGCGAACCCCGGCAACGACGATCAGCGCGCTATCGAGGCAACGATAGATAGCGGCTGGGCGGCTGGCCTCGCCGCGCCACGCGACCTGTCGAACATCACCGATCGTCCTGCCCGTCGATCGCCGCGATCGAGCCTTCGGCCGCAACCCTTGCAGCCTGTGCATGACGACGACGCGATCCATTGTGAGTTGTGCTGCTATGCCATGACGGACCTTGGCAACGCCGAGCGGTTTGCCGCTCGCTACGGCGATCGTGTCCGCTACGTCGATAAGATGGGTTGGGTGGCGTACGATGGGCGCCGCTTCATTCTCGACGGCGCCGAGGCGCTGATCGGCGGGTGGGTTCAAGACACGGTTCGAGCGATCCGATCGGAAGCTCGGGTGATGAAAGCGAGCGGCCGGCGCGATCTAGGCGAGGTCGACGCGCTGGATGAACTGGTCGACGTCAAGCGCGACGGAACTGAGGTTCTGTTATCCGACAAGCTGGCGGCATGGGCGCGCGCGTCGGAGAGCAGCAACCGGCTAGCCTGTATCGCCGGCATCGCGAAGAACCTGTCCACCAATGACATGACCGTCCAGCCCGAGCAGCTGGACCGCAATCCGTTCCTCATCAACGTGATGAACGGCACGCTGGAGTTGATCTACGAACCGGACGCACCGGAACCGTGGGCGGAATTGCGCCTGCGCTCGCACGATCCGGCCGACCTGATCACGCGCGTCATGCCCGTCGAATACCAACCGGGGGCCGTTTGCCCGATCTATGATCGATTCCTCAATCGTGTGCAGCCCGCCGACGACATGCGGCGGTTCCTGCACCAGTGGGGCGGACTGTCGCTGACTGGCGACGTTTCGGAACAGAAGCTGGTCTTTCATCACGGCAAGGGGGCAAATGGCAAATCCACGCTGGTCGATACCTGGGCGACGATCGCGGGCGACTATTCCGGCACGGTGCCGATCGAGACGTTCCTAGATCAGGGGCGGAAGCGGAAGGGCTCGGAAGCCTCGCCCGACCTCGCGGCGCTCGTGGGCGTTCGTATGCTGCGCACGTCCGAGCCGGAGAAAGGCGCGAAGCTTGCCGAAGCGCTAATCAAGCTCGCTACGGGTGGTGAGCCGATGCCGGTGCGCCGGCTGATGCGCGACCCATTCGACTTACACCCTGCGTTCAAGATGACGATTTCCGGCAATCATCGCCCGTCGATCAGTGGCGTCGATGACGGCATTTGGCGGCGCGTCATGCTCGTGCCGTGGGATGTGCAGATACCCGACTCCGAAAAGGATCGGCAGCTGGTTGCTAAGATGCGACGCGAGGCGAGCGGCATCCTGAACCGTCTGTTGGCCGGGCTTGTCGATTGGCGGCTTCACGGCTTGCAGGAGCCTGCCAGCGTTCGCGGGGCAACGGCGGACTACCGAGAGGAAAGCGACCCGCTGGGACGCTTTCTGGCGCTCTGTACGGCCGAAGCGAAGGGCGAGCGCGTCCAGTCATCCAAGCTCTACGCGCTGTTCCTCGCATGGGCGCGCGCGGCCGGGGAACGAGAGTGGACGCAGGTCGGGTTCAGTAAGGCGATGGCCGATCGCGGGCACCGTCGCATCAACAGCCACGGCATCCGGTGGCTCGACCTGACGACGACCAAAGAAGCCGACGACTTCGCTGATGACGCGATGCCGGATGGTGGCCGCTTTGGCTCCCCGTATCCCCGTGGAGGTCTCGATGACATGCCAGCCTGATAGCCTTGCAAGGGTTCGTGCAAGGGTTGTGCAAGGGTTAGAGCAAGGCTTTAGCCGCAGTTTTCCGCGCCTTTGCAAGGGATGCAAAGGTTATGCGCAGTCTTGTCTCACGTATGTGTGCGTGCGCGCGCGTCTGTGCGCGCACGTTAGGTTACACAAAACCCTTGCAACCCTTGCAACCCTTGCAAGTAACCTATCCACTTCCTTTAGAAACAATCACTTAGGTGTTTTGCCTTGTGCAAGGGTGCGCAAGGGTTCGGGGTTTGGTGCAAGGGTTCTGCCTGCCAGCCTCGGTAGCACGTCATGCTGCCCTTCGTTGCGCGGCTCGGTCGATGTCGGGGAAAGACTAGCCCGAGAGGGGAGGGGCGGGTCGAAAGTTCAGGGCTTTCAGACCCTAGACCGGCACGTGACCTTCACGCGTTTGGGCGCAGAAATCCTGAAAACTTTTTCTGTAAAGATAGCGTTGTGAGGGTCGGAAACCTTGCTGACCTCGGCGCAGAAGCCGGGATGCCGAGCCTTCCGTCGCTGCAACGCTTCATTGCCGCGCGTGATGACTTCCCGCTGATCGCGCGAGGTGGGTACGGCAAGCACTTCGTCATCGACCTGGATGCGGCGGTCGCCTTCGTGCGGGCCAACTGGCGTGACGGTCGCACGCTCGCCGTTCGCCAGCGTCAACATTCGCAGCAGCAAGTCTTACCGTTCTTGGAGATCGAACCATGATGAGCAAAGAGGATCAAGCGGTTGCGGTGTCTCGTTTCACCGAGGCTGTGCGCAATATCGCAGTTGAGTTGCTTGGCGCAGGCGTCCAGCCGGGGCCGCTGGCTGCGGCCTTGAGGATGCGCACGGCAGAGGTGGAAGCGAAAGCATCGACCTCAACCACTACACCCAACGAGCGCGAGTTGATTGATCTTGCGGCTAAAGCGCACGAGTTCATCAACACGCTACAGATCGCGGGCATCGAAGAACACGTGGCGGTGACGGCTCTGTCCGTCGCGAGCGTCGAGCGAGTTGTTCGTTCGCGGGGCGGCGCTGCTGCTGCGACTTGGCTCCGTTCATTGGCCTCGCTGGTGGAAGATGAAGGGCAATCCTTCGCCATGAGCGCGCAGCGGCGTTGACAGCCATGCGGACGGCATCTACATGCAGCCCGTTAGCGACGTGGCTACCATGCTCGCGACCGCCCTTACCGCAGCTGCTGCGCGACCGGCGACGGAATGAATTGCCGCTTTGTCGGCACCGTCGAGGTATGCGCGATGCGTGAGGCTAACTCCCCCTTTGAATTAAAGTCTGTTGCCGAGAACGGCGTGATCGAGGGCCTTGCGGCCGGGTTCGGTGACGTTGACTTGGGCGGCGATAAAATCCTGTTCGGCGCGATGACGAAGACGTTGGCGGATCGGGGTTCACTGCCCCTGCCAATGCTTCTCCATCACGACAGCCATCGGCCGATCGGCGCGTGGTCCGAGTGGCGGGAAGAGCGCGACGGGCTGCATGTTAAGGGGCAAATCCTTCTTAGCAGTCGCGACGGGCAAGATGCGTACGGCCTCGTAAAGATGGGCGGGCTGACTGGTATTTCGATCGGGTACATCGGATCGGATGCCAAGTTCGAGAACGGCGTTCGGGTGCTGCCCGAGGTCAAACTGCTTGAGGCATCCCTCGTGGCGATGCCGATGCACGAGCGCGCCCGCGTCACGGCGATTAAGTCGATCGCCGGTCCAAGCGACATAGCCAACCTCCTACGCGACGCGGGCCTGTCTGGTCGGCAAGCAAAGGCCGCAGCTGGAGCCGCATGGAAGGCGATCAGCAACGCCTCCGACGACGACATCGCGGAAGATGAAATTCAGACAATTTTGGATGCAGCAGCTGCGCGAATTGCGCGGCTTTGAGGAGACATGACTATGCGTAAATCGACTTCTATCAGCCTGATCCGTTCCGCGGCAATGCTCGGTGCCATGACGACCTTGGAGCGTCGTCGCGGTCGCTACATGCGTGGCCCGGAAGGACACGGCCCTGCCGTTCTGACCAAGCAGTTTACCGACGCCGTGGAGGAGCAGTTCAAGACATTGAGCGCGGATGTGCAGGAAGCGCTTACCGAGGCCAAAACGGTTTCCGGCATCGTGGCTCGGATGGAGCAGGCTCGCATCGGTGGCGGCGCAGATGCCGAAAGCGGAGCCGGAAGCCCTGCGTCCGAATTCGCGCAGAAGACGGAAGAGCTTCACGATATTGCCGTGGCGTCTGCGCACGGTCGACGGAAGAGCTACAGCATGGAGGTGAAATCGACCATCACGTCCGGCGGCACGTCCGGCGGTCCGCTCACGACGCCAGCGCACCGCGACAGCATGGTGATGATGCCGCAGCGTGCGTTGCGCGTCCGGTCGCTGTTGCCTGTGATCAAGGTCGAAACCGGCGCGATCGACTATCCCAAGCAGACGACGCGCACCAACAATGCTGCACCCGTTGCCGAGACGAACCTCAAACCCGAGAGCGCGTATGCGTTCGAGATGCAGAGCGTTACGCCCAAGGTGATCGCGCATTGGGTGCCGGCGTCTAAGCAGGTTTTGGACGATGCGCCCCAGCTGCAAGGCCTGATCGACACCGAACTTTTCTACGGCTTGGCGCTTCGCGAGGACGCGCAGCTGCTGAACGGGGGCGGGGTCGGCGAAAACCTGAACGGGCTCGTGACCAATGCAACGGCGTTCTCGCCTCAATTCGAGCCTGACGCAGCGACCATGCTCGACCAAGTGGCGCTCGCCATGCTTCAGGCGTCGTTGGCCGATTTCAACCCAAGCGGCATCATCATGCACCCGAGCGATTGGATCCGTATTCGGTTGCTGAAGGATGCCGACGGCAAGTACCTGTTGGGTGAGCCGGGCTCGCAAGTCGAGCCGCGCCTGTTCGGCCTGCCGGTGGTCGCGACCACCTCGATGGCGATCGACAAGTTCCTTGTGGGTGACTTCCAAGCAGCAGCCACGCTGTACGACCGCTGGACGGCCCGCATCGAGGTGTCGACTGAACACGCCGATTTCTTCGTGCGCAACATGGTGGCGATCCTCGCGGAAGAGCGCCTGGCGTTGGCGATCAAGCAAGCCGGCGCGCTGATCTACGGCGACTTCGGCAACGTCGCATAACTCAATTGGGCGGCATCGTTGCGCGGTGCTGCCCCCTTTCTTCGGAGGTGATATGTCTGCAGCTCTAAAGACGGCCGCGCTGGTGGTCGGCGCGGTTGCGCTCACGGCAACCGGCGTCGGAGCGCTAGGCTCTGCCGGCCTCATAAGCGGCGGCCTTTTCGGCGCGTCTGCGGCCACGATCGGCACCATCGGCACGATTGCGGGGCTGACCGCGCCAGTGGCTACGATGGTCATGGGGCTGACCTTGTGACCGCGCTGAACGTCTTTGTGCAGCCCAAGGCGCGCGCCGGCTACATCGTGGTCGATGCCGCTTTCACCAGCGATGATGGCCGCGTGACCGAAATCGGCAGCAAGGTGGTTCAGGGCGGGGGGAGGTTCCCGTGGGCCTTAGGCGTAACCGGG